CCTTACCATCACCGATATACCAACCATCGATTTGATCGGAGGTGGCTTTTTTACCGGTGCCTTCAGGATCAGACACTTCACTAGCCACCGAAGCCAGTGTTTCATTCCACCATGTCGCGGCAAGACTCTTTCGAAAATTTGATCCCGGTTTGAATTTGTCGTCGCCGTCGGACCAAATTTTGGGTATTTCTCTATAACCCATTCTAAATTACCCCTAGCGTCTTCAATGCATTCTCTATATTTATTGGAATCTCGATCACGTCGCCTGGGCGCAGATGAGCCTCGGTTGGCATGCCGTTATACCACGCTATAACCCACCAGTATGTCACGCTTCCATAATACTGTGATGCCAGATTATAGTATCTATCGCCGTATTTCCATATATGTGGTGTAGTTTTTAGTAAAGTGCGATCTATAATATCTGGGTTGTAAAGGATCGGCGTCTCATATTGGATCACTCTCTTAATGTTTCTTTTCTTCATTAGGAAGTCATAATAATCTGTGTCGTTAGCTAATTTAGATGTGTTTTTATATCTCGGCATTGTTGATTTCGTTCCTTTAGTATTCTAGATCGTAAATAAGTTGGCCGCGGCCTTTTTTTCTATCCTGGCGGTGTGATTGGCCGGCCACAGAGCTACGCTGATAGGCGCTAGCAGTGCCATCTTTAACTGCTCTGACATCTTTATTGAACCTTGATTTACTAAACCATCCACTATATCGCGCGGCTGAGTTATCAAGAGCTTGTTGTGCAACGTCGCGATCTCCAAATTCTTCTTCCATTAGTTCATTCATGGTTTCTTGCTGTTCATATTGTTCGGCCTCGAAATCACTGCACTCGTCCTCGGTCATGCCGCCTGGGCACTCTTCTGGTGGTGGTGCAGTATATACATTTTCAACATCTATATTGTGTTCTTCCGTATGTAGATCAACTCCGTATGGAAAAGTTGCGGAGAGCGCGTCGCCCTTCTCGTTCCACCCTATCGGGTGTTCGTGAATTGGTGAGAAGGAAAGGTTAATATCTATAAATGTCGGTAGTATAGTATTAACACCTTTCTCAATAACGATTCCTTCATTGGACTCTAAGTTATGATTTACGTGAAGGTTCCCAATCGATCCCAAGAGACCATTTGTGGCAGTTAAATCTGATTTATAGTTTGTAAACGAGCCTCGGCCTTCAAGGCCCGATGCCGTTTCGTCCGCTTTGTTTGTTTTTATTAAATTCATAACCTTCAATCTTACCAAGGGCGCTTGTGCTATTAGCTGTGCGGCCGATCCATCATCCATATATGTCGGATATAAGAACTGAGTTAATAGCTGTATCCTCCCTAAGTTCTCGTAAGCCTCGCTCATCGATGCGGCTGGGACTTTCAGAGCTAACGTTATCAGTCTTTCAGTTGATCTGAATAATTGTATTGGATCAACGCGCCCGAAAACCTTTTCTCTGGTCCATTCTGAGTTATATGTTTCGTTAAGTGCGGTGATAAACGCCTTAAAATACACCTCTTTTCCCGATGATTCGTGTCTGAATGACACAACCATTTGTCTTTGATTGGCCAGAGAATCAGGAGCGTCGATATATGGAGCGATAGGGGCGCGTAGTTGGCCGCCGGCGGCTTCTTCGCTATATTTCTCAACATTAAATCTCCTTGTTGGAGAGTCTTCTGAGTCAAAATTACTTGCCATTTCTTGTTTTTCCTTTTAAATTATGAGACAACTGCTTGAATCTCTCTACCGATCACGTTTATTATCTGTTTGGCCAGGACGCCCTCTTCTGTGCGTAACACCACCTCTATCGGCTGTTTTACCATTGGTGATTGTTGCGCGGCGGCGCCAGGTGAAGTTGTTGGTGTTTGCGATATACCAGCTGTAGCGCGGTTCAGGGCGGCACCGGCGGTGCGTACGCCCGAGGAGGTGGATTCAACTACATGCTTGGCTACTGCTGCTGTGGCACGCATCATTAGAGGGGTTTCAGATGAAGCCTCCATTGTCGCCATATCAGAAACAAAAGCGTCCTTTAACTCTCCAATAGAACTAACTGCGCCACCAAAGGCACTGCTGGTGGCATCACCAAAGAGATTCATACTTTTTGTATTTTTTGCTAATGGACTTGTCATTGAGCCCATAGCTTTGGTGGCGCCGTCGATACTGTTTGGTAGTGCTGCAAACATTTTGTTTTGGTGCTCTAACGATTGGTTAAACGACAAACTGTGTTCTTCGGTGAATGCGGCGGCGAGGCGGACAACTCCACGCGTTATGGCGTCGAACTGCCCAAGTATTGGACCGAATGTTGCGGTTAAAAATGTTTTGGATATCCAGTTCAGGCCGGTGCGCAGCGCGCCAGAGTTTTTATTAGTTATGTCGAGTGACTTTTCAAAGTCCTTTCCGGCGGCTCGGACGTCGCCGGAAAAGAGTTTAAACCAGCCGCTAGCAGAGTAGGCTGCTTCACCGGTAAAGAGGGCAAGGAACTTTGTGATAGCCATTGTAACCTCTATGGCAACAGGGATCAATTCTATAAAGTCATCGATAAGATCACTATTATTCTCCGTCCATGTCTGGAAGCTAGCAATGAGCTTGGGCAGATCGTTTATAAATGGTATTAGTGCCTCGGTTACCAACGAATCAATGGAATCTCTCAGCCCTATCATTTGATCTGATGGGCCGTCCTTACCTGTCAAGGAATCGACAAATTTCTGAATCGGGTCAATAAGCTTAACAAAAACGGGCTGCAGTTGATTTAACATACCCTTTAGCACATTCATCGTTGATTGAAATCTTTTTGTTTCCTTTTCTGCAGCTTCTAATTCATCTGCAGTTTTTGAATAATCACCAGCGAGACCCTTTAGATCTCCCCCTCTCATAAGTTTAGCTAAATCGCTTACTTTACTGAATCCCAGTTGTTTCATATAAAACTGTTTCTGGTGGTATCCCATTGTGTCGAATTCTAAGCCAGTGCCTTTGATCGCATCTCTGATCATCTCAAATCTCGCGACTGGATCGGTTTCCATCATCATATCCATCGCATTGACAAAGTTTCCACCAAGGGCTGCGTTCAAGTTTCCAGCCATGGTGGCGGCGCCTTCAAACGTATCAAACTTTCTTGTAAGATCGAGGATGGTGCGCATTTCCATGCCTGTTAGCTTTTGGACACGGGCTAACTCTTTAAATGTTCCAATTGCGTCGTCAAACAATGACAAGGAATCCCCCATTTCCGAAAACAGGCTCACGTATTGTTCGGGGGCTTGGCCTATTATCTCCGCATGTTTTTTCAATCGCCACATTTCGTCTGCTGCGGCTGAATCGGCGATGCCCATAGAAGTCACCATTGCCTCCACCCCTTTCGAGTATGTCGCGGTGGAGACTCCCCACCTCTCCATCACAACGGCCATTCCAGCTAGCTCCTTGCGAGTGTCGGAATTAGCTTGGGAGAATATTGTGGTCCCTTTGTATAGGCCGGCCATGGATTTACTGATCTCATCATAACTAGCATTTATTCCTGCCAGGTCTGCTTTAAGTTGTACAGCGTCTTTTCCGAACTCCATACTTGCGCCTGTCAGCATCGTAAATGCGGCGGCTGCGTCTCTGGCTTCTACTGCCAAGGATACCATATAGCTTGTTATGGCAATCATGCCCCCCAGAATAGCGCCCCCGATCGCCAAGGGCAACAGCGCAAGGACAATTGCACCGATAATAATAGCAATTGGCCCGAGGGCCACACCTGCTGCAGCTAAGGATGAGGCGAAGGAGAATCCAGACGAAACTAAGCTTCCCATACTTCCAACCATATTAACCATTGAGCCGGCTTGCTTAGCTATGGCTTGGCCGATGGCCGATTGATTCATTCCAAGACTGGCTGTTTTTTTTGCCATATTGGTGGCCTGCGAGGCAAAGACTTTGCCATCGCTCAGCGCCTTTTTACGGTCTTTTGCCTTACGCGTGTCGCTCTTTTTTTTGGCTTCGCGCTGTTTAATCCCTTTTTCTAAGTTGTTTTTTTCAAGTTTCCAGTGCTTCTTTTCTTCGGTGCTTAACTTGCTCTGACCCTTGATCCTTTCGTTCAAAAGAGCAAGCTGGGCTTTTTCTAGTTCTAAGTTAGCCTCTGCTAGAATCCTGGCGTTCTCGGCGTTCTCGACGCCCAAGATCTTCTTTTTGTTAAGCTCCTCATAGTTCTTTACTTCTTCCCTGGCCAGGTTTTGTCTTTCTACTGCCGCCTTAAGGCGCTCTTCATCGGTTATCGCACTGTGGGTCTTGCCGGCGCTTTTACCCGTGGACGAAGACGCATTGCTGGCCAGAATCTTTTCCAACACTTTCTTAATATCATCTAATGTCGCCATAATCGTGTTATGCCCTCTTTAAACGTAAATAGTTTATACAAAAAAAAGCAAAGGCTAGCCTTTGCTTTAGTCTTCCCTATATTGCGGCGGGAGTGCTGGCTGATTGGCATTGCTCAGTGTTTGTGTGCTGTTGCCGCCGCTGCTAGCTCTCTCGATCGCTTCGTTCTCTTTCTCAATCTGGCTGGCCAATCTCTCAACAAACCACCTACGCAGCCCCAAAGGTAGATTATAGGCCTCGGAGAATGACCATCCTCCGCTATATTTTAAAAAGAAAAATTGCTCATACACGTTCTCCATGTACTCATCGGTCAGGCCAAAAAAAGTCCGCATTAAGCGGAACCTCAATTTTTTGATCGTATTCGCACTCGGAACATTCAAAATTTTGTGATAAATCTAGGTTAGGGGCGGCTGCTTTATAGGCCATTCTTAAGTGTCGAGAATCCATTGATGGAATGTTCTCTACTAAATAATTAATAACCTCTTTCGAAGTGTCTTCTTTTACTGATATTATCATAGTTCTTAGTTGTCTGGTAATAACTTTATCGTTTCTCTTCTTCCTATCGTGTTCAATACCATCGGCCAGCCTCTTTTCATCATAACCGTCTAACAGTTTAAATGCAACCTCAATACCAGTTAGCGGAAGAGTCGTTGAAAAAACGCCTTCAGCAACTTGAAATACTTTTAATTCCTCGATATCATCTCCAACATATGTGTTGGTGTCGTTCAGATCGAATGTATATTGCTGATTTACACCACAATCCGGGCACGCGATATTAGTGGAGTATTCATTACCATATCCAGATACTCGAATTGATACCAAGATAGCATTTCTGTCACCAACAAGCAAAGACTTTGGATCAATACTTTTATTAAGTATAACGCTTTGAATCATTCTGTCTAGCGCAACACCCTTCTTAAGAAGCGTCCTGGATGTCAGTATATCTTCTTCTTTTGCGGTCATCTGCTTTATCTCAATGCTATCGACCCCATGTAGGGGGTGGCCTGGCGCATAGTGCTTGCCACCAGATGGCAAATCCACAAATTCGGTTGGAACCACAAATGAAAACGGAGTTGCATTTTCAGCATTATTAGCCAGATGCTGGGCTGGAGTATTGGTGTCTTCCGGGCGTGCTGGTTGCATGCCGTCGGTACGACCTCTATTTCTTGACAAATTTCACCTCTCTTAAGTATTATATATGAATAGTCAATTTATTTAAACTTTTTAATTCTAATCGTCGAACGATGCGCCGGTCGAAGCAATAACAAAGTCAATTGCTATAAACTCGATTGCTCGTGCGGGCTTAATCATAATCTTGGCGTATAGGATGTTTTGGTCAATCAAATCAGGAGTTGTGGTTGTTTCATCCAAGACTAGTCTGTAATCTGTGATACCATACTCGGTTTTGACATTTGAAAGGAATGGCTCCACTAAGCCCTTAAACCTATCCCACGTTGCTTGAACATTTTGTTCGAAAAGTATCTGTGAAGAAATTACAGATATCTGCTTCTTCATATGAATTACCAGTCTCCGGACATTGATTCTGTCAAGTGCTGATTTTCTAGCTTGTAAGGTCTTTTGTCCGAATATTACAATTCCTGTATCAACAAAGTTGGCAATTGGATTGATTCTACCCTTATAAAGAGCGTCCCTTTCTTTAGAAGACAACCTCTCTGAAACACCTGTTACAGTTATTCCAGCAGCGCCATTTGATAAGCTTCCGCGGTTGTATCCGGCGGCTGAGAACCAAACTTGTGTTTTTCTCTCTGAGCTACCTAACACTCCCAAAGCGGCTACGCTTGGCGGAATCCACAGGAGGCGGCCGGTGTTTTCATCTCTTGTTTGGACCCACGGGTAGAATGTTGCGCCGTATGATGAGTCGATTCTTCTGTCTTTAAAGTCATTAACTGATTGGACCGGCGTGGTGCCCACTCTTTCTTTCTTCGAAGACTTATAGACTTCGTGAGTCGGCAAATATATATCTGGTAGGTCGATCAGCGCCATGCTGTCGCCGCGGGCCTCACAAGTTGTAATCATATGTTCTGTTAAAGTGGCTTGTGTGAGGCCGGGTGCTGTCAGTACATTCATGTCAGTAACTTCTGGATCCGAGATCGTGTCGATTGCACGTTTCCAGGTGTGATATGCGTAGCTTGTGTCTTCTGTGGGAGATGCCCCTCTCCATTGCTCATTATAAAGCGGATCGGGCTTCTGGATGTCGAACCCATCGGCGCCACCCCAGAACGGGGCCGTAAATCTATCAACTCCATTGTTCAATATTGAAGTGTAGCTAGCTGAGGTTGCTGATGCTTCTGCTTGGCGCGAGCCAGAGTGATAGATATATCCATTTGCTCCGGATACAATGTCATCTAAGGAGAAGATATATGACCAGGCTTTAACGCCGGCTACACCATCAACGTTGGCTACAGCACCATCGGTGCCGGCCGTTGGATCTACTGGGAAGTCTGCGTACAACAGACGGTGCCAGTCGATTACGGATGCGTCAGGAATAGAATTCGCTGCTGTGCGTGTCGTGGACCAACCCCAATATGCATCTTTTGTGTCGGATAATCCTCCGGCACTGGCAGATATGCGAAGTCTGTCTTTCGGGAAGTGGATGGATGCGGTTGCTGCGGAGATACCGATGCCTCTCATATCATCTTCACCTAATCCGACATCCGCATGCAGACACCTAATACCGACAAAAAATTGAGTATTAAGTAGGCCGGCCTGGGTGGCTGTGGGTGGCTTGCCCTCAAAAGCTATGAGATCGTAGTCGGCAGTACCCCCATACCGAGAAATGCCGGCGGCAAGCATGCTGGCGCTGGACTGGAGAAATTGGCCACTAAGATCAGTAGTTACTGACGCCGTGTGAACCGGGGCATTCCCAGGAGGGCCAAAGTAGCCAAACGGCAAGCAAGTCGGATCCGTTGCGGCAGAATCAACTTCTGGGTTGATCTCTACATATACAAATTTCGATAGATTTGGATATTCTCCGTATTCTTTCAATATCTTTGCTGTGGGATCCCATGATTTGTATTTATCTCCGATCTTGCGCGCAATGAAGCTCGGACTTGATGGATCGAGATTGCAGCTGTCGAATCTCTCTATAACTTGTACGGTGTTGTCGGTATCATTGACATTCCGGAGAACTACCGAGAAAGTACCGTAATCGGTTACTGTCGAGTTGGATGCGCGGATCTTTTCGATCGAAACCTTCACGTTCTTGTGAAGCCACTCGCCATGGCCGCGGCCTTTGAGTCTAAACAGTTTTTGCTGATTCTTAGCGTCGTAACTGGTGGGATTTCCACTCAAGTCTTGGCCAATAAACCAACCAGCAACTGCCTCTCTAGAGGCTTGTGCTTTCATGTTTTGGGGGCCAACACCAACAGAGCCACTCTTCGCGATACCAAGAATAACTCCTTGAAGTGTCGTAGAATCATCTACGCTAAGGTCTCTTAACTCTTGTTCGAACGTTTCACCAAGCCAGACATCTTCTGTTGAGCTTGCGGGGAAGAATGCGGCCGCAGTAGAAAGCAACTGCGGATTTGTATTGACCCGCTTGCGAATAAACTTGTCGCTACTATCATCAAAATTAAACTTGATTATTCGGGTACCCTTGTTAGAGCCGGATACAACAAGATTAAACAAGCCATCACTATCCATCCCAATTACTACGCCGGCGGCGTTTATGGTGTCATTTACAAGACTGCCGGTTTGTGTCCCGGCACCAGTGCCGGTACCGATAGTTCTAGCAGACCCTCTAAGTTGCATGGAACCAGAATTCATATAAAATACCGCAGCTAAATTAAGAGCGTTCGTAGTCCACGAATCTCCCACCAGATTAGCAGTTGAACCGCTAGCACACACAAATAGTCCATAGGCGCCACCCATCTCCCCCGGGATTGTACTTGGGTTGTTTGTGGTCTTCCAGCCTGCTGCTGCGTCTCCGCCGGCGTCGGATCCGACGGTCGTTTGCTGGCCTAGAAGGCGGACATAAGTAAGGGGGGCGACTCCGGACCTCAAGAATGCATTTGCTGCATATGTCCCGTACATCGGAGATGAGTAGTTTCCTTTCCTATATACATCGTCATTGGAACCACCGGGGACCGTGTTACCGAACATATCGATAAATTCTGAATATGAATTGACCTTTACTGGTTGCATCGCCAATCCGCGCGATGAACGGCCCATAACTGTGGGGCCGATGGCTTCCGCTATGTTGGGAATTCCGGAGTTATCGATTTCGTGAATAAAAACGCCCGGCGATATAAACTTAAAGCTTTTGACTGACATGTAAAGGTTTCCTTAGTTATTTTTTTATGCGTTGAAGAATGTGTCTCCACCACCGTTTACAGTGATGGATTTGCCCTTGGTCTCAACACGGGCCCAATCATACTTGAGAGTAAGTGACATTTCTGTCAAGTCATCTCCGCCGTACTCAAGATCGCCATATTTCACTTCTGTGATAAAGGCGTTCCATAGGGTCCATGTTTCAAGTGGCTTGCCATCTGAATCTAACTGAGCGATTACCACAGATCCCAGCGCGCCGGCGGCTTTGGCCTTCGACATCGTGCCCATACTTTCATTTGTAGAATCGGTAGGAGGCGAATAGCCTGACTGTGTGATAATGTCGGAGAGTGTGGCGGCCACGTCTGGTTCTGCCGGATCAACCAACGTTAATGTGACATCTTGCCAAGTAACTGAACCCGGGTAGTAGAAAGTATGGTTTAAATACTTGTGCTCCGAGGTGGCTATCTGGAAAGATGGCTTTGAAATCGTCTTTGCGTACCAAAGAACGGATGGGGTTAATCCCGTGAAAGACACTGTAAATCTGAATTTTCTTTTTGGATCTTTTAGCGTCGTATCAGCTCCAAAGTTTGTTGACCAGAATGGCATTATTAGTTTCTCCTTTAATCTAAATTAATTAGTCAATTCATAAGTATTAGTCATCAAATGATGCACCAGTTGATGTAATAACAAAATCAATAGCAATATATTCAATAGCACGGGCCGGTTTGACCATTATTTTGGCATACAAAATATTTTGGTCGATTAGGTCCGGTGTAGTGGTTGATTCATCAAGAATCAGTTTATAGTCTGTGATGCCGAACTTTGTCTTGACGTTTGCCAAGAATGGTTCGACCAATCCTTTGAACCTATCCCATGTTGCTTGAACATTTTGTTCAAACAATATTTGGGCCGAGATGATTGAAATCTGCTTCTTAAGATAGATGGACAGTCTGCGTACATTAATTCTATCTAGCGCGGAGGTGCCGTCTTGCAGAGTCTTTTGTCCGAATACCACAATCCCTGTGTTGGGGAATGAAGCTATTGGATTAATTTTTGCCTCGTACAATAGATCGCGATCTCTTGATGTAAGTCGTTCGGTTACACTTGTAATTGGGAGGCCTGCAGCGCCTTCTGTTAGGCCGCCGCGGTTAAAGCCAGCAGGAGCAAACCAAACAGCTGTTTTGGCCTCAGAACTGCCCAGAACACCTATCATGGCGACACTGGGTGGAATCCACAACATTCTCCCTGTTGCGGCGTCTCTTGTTTGGACCCATGGGTAGAATGTGGCTCCATATGAAGAGTCAATTCTTCTGTCTTTTAAGTCATTAACCGCTGTTTGTGGAGTTGTGCCGCGGCGAGATGATTTATCAGAATAATATTTCTCATGAGGAGGGATGTATACGCTGGGAAGATCTACAAGCGCCATGGCGTCTCCTCTATCCTCGCACATGTTTATCATGTGTTCAGTTAAAGAGGTGTTGGTAAGGCCAGGGGCCACCATAAGATTCATATCAACATATTCTGGATCTGCAGCTGTGTCGAATGCTCGGCGCCAGGTGTGATACGCATAACTTGTGTCTTCAGTTACTGAGGAACCCATACCTTCATTATAAAGCGGATCGGGTTTCTGAATGTCCCAGCCATCAAAGCCACCCCAGAAAGGTGCAGTGAATCTGTTATGCTCGTTGTCTAGGATCGGAGTCCAGCTAGCTGATGTGGCAGATCCGGCTGCAATGCCGGCTGTTGCCAGGCCTTGGTTTGCACGAGAGCCTGATTGATAATAAAATCCATTGTCGCCACTAACTAAGTCGTCCAATGAGAAAACGTAAGACCATGAATCTATACCATCAATGGCATGGAACTCAGCGATAGCGCCATTTGTGCCAGCTGTTGGATCATCGGGGAATCCTGCATATAGTAGTCTGTTGGGGGCTGCAACACTATTGTCGTTTTTGGTCGAGGAGCTAACTCTCGTGGTTGAAAATCCCCAATATGCGTTTTTGGTGTTTGTTAAGCCTCCATCACTGGCTGATAGTCTGCTTCTATTAACTGGGAAGATCAGAGATGCTGTGACTGCTTGGGCTGGTAGGCCACCTCCGGCGCCATCGCTGGCCGGTACTTCTCGGACGTCGCCGGCCATTGAGATGGGCCAAGGGGCGCTGGGATAGCTGGGGTCGAAGTTCGGATTCACAGCAGCCTTGTTATAAATGTGTCCGACAACCACGTTGCTACTGGGGTTTAACCCTTGTGCGTTGATAACGAAACTCTTGTGAGAGCCCAAGTCATAGTCCGTGTAAAGCACGGCGCCGGTGCCACCAGAGCCCGTAACATCTGTAAATTTGGGGGGTCCGAAGAATCCAAATGGAAGATAAAGTGGGTCTGTGGCTGCCGAATCAACTTCAGGATTAACCTGTACATAAACAAACTTTGAGTTATTTGGATAATCTCCGTATGTCTTCAATCTACGGCCGATGGGATCCCAGCTTGTATATTGATCGCCAATTTTGCGAGCAACATAGCTGGGGCTTGTGGGATCGAGAGTACAGTTATCAAATCTTTCCATAATTTGTACATTGTTGTCTGTGTCACTGAGAGATCTCAGAACCACCGAGAAAGAACCGTATTCGGTTGCGTTGGTATTTGACTGTCGTATGTCTTCGATGGAAACTTTCACGTTTTTGTGCAACCACTCTCCGTGGCCGCGGCCAACCAACTTAAACAGCTTCTGTTGTAGTTGTGGAATGTAGGATGTCGGGTCTCCACTTAAGTCTTGGCCAATAAACCAACCTGCAACCGCCTCGCGAGAAGCTTGCTTCTTCATGTTGTGGGGGCCGGTACCGGTTGAGCCACTTAGCGCAATTCCAAGAATTACTCCTTGAAGGGCTGCAGTGTCCAGATCGCGGTCTCTTAGTTCTTGTTCAAATGTCTCTCCAATCCAGACATCATCAACTGTGGCTGCGGGATAAAAAGCGCCGGCGGTGGTTAATAGCTGAGGGTTTGTGTTGAACCTTTTTCTGATGAATTTATCGCTGTTGTCATTAAAGTTAAACTTGACTCTTTTCGGAGAAGACGTGTTAGAACCACTATATTCAATGGTGAATAGATTATCGCTATCCATACCCAATACAACTCCGCGGGCGTTATATGTTCCAAGTGTGCCGGTCATGCCGAGGGCGGTGCCTCCACCAGCCCCCGCGCCACGCACAGAGCCGACAAGGCTAAGAGAGCCCGAGTTCATATAGAATGTGGCTGCTAAGTGTAGTTCTTTACCATCACTTGTACAGTCTGTGTCCGATCCTGAAGTACATACAAAGAGGCCATATGCCCCGCCGGTTGAATCGTTGCTGGTGCCAAGGTCTTCAGCGGTTTTCCAGCCGGCTGAAGCGTCCAGGCCTGCAGTGCTGCCGGCTGATGTCTGCTGCCCAAGAAGGCGAATGTATGTGACTGGGCCAACTCCTGATCTCAAAAAAGCTTTTGCAGCATAAGTTCCATACATCGGAGAAACATAGTTTCCATCACGATATACATCATTATTTGAACCACCTGCCACCGTGTCGCCGAACATATCTACAAACTGAGAATATGATTCTACTTTTATTGGCTGCATGGCTAAGCCTCGTGCAGAGCGGCCTACAATGACGGGGCCGATGGCCTCAACTGTCTTTGGGAGATACGAGTTATCAATTTCGTTAATGAAAACCCCGGGCGATACAAACTTAAAATTCTTTACTGACATGTTTTTTTTTCCTTCACTCGTTTGATGGGCACTATTGTGGTCTTTAGTGTTGTCATAAATAAGTAGTATTTTTATGCTCAAACGTCATGAAGCAAATTAAGAATTTGTTTTTTGCTTCATGAACTACTATCCAAAAAAACCACCGTTGCCTGGGACCGGAGAGGTTTCTCTTGGATAGGTTAGTTCTACAACATTCTCATCGACTCTAATAATTGGTCGGTCGGCGTTTGCGCCGTCGCCTATTAGATAGCCAAGAACCTTTATTGTGATCTCGGATGAAAACATTCGCATATCTTCCCCTAAATTACCAATGTTGTTGTTATGTGTAAAGCTATCTTGTATGAAGGCCTCATACATGTGACCGTCTCTTTTCATAACAAATGAGTTTATTTGGCCCGGGCGAGTAATGAACGGCGTCATCAGACTGTTCATCTGTTGTTGGTATTCAGACTTAATCGTGATCTTATAATCTACATTGATATATACCGGAATCGGTATCGACAATGATTGTATCACAATCTTCTTATTCACTCTGGGGGAATTAAGCTGTTTTTTTGTTCCCAGGTTGTTTCTTGTGGTGTTAGCAACCGCAAAATTCCTTGTTTTATCTTCTTTTATCTTTTTGGCGATTACCATCCTTCCTGATCTTCCATCTTTCTCGCTCGAATAAATATGGGCTTGAAATCCACCCTTTCTCGTTGGGTCTTTGGTAATTCCAGTTCTCTCTATACTTATTAAAGGTAATTTCAGGGCGCCGCCATTGTCGCGAAGCTCTTTCTCGTTCTTTATTTGAAATGCCCTCTCTGGCGCCTGCCAAACTACTGGTACGGCTGTGAAGCCTTCGTTTGTTGTGGTGCTGAGGTCTAAGTCTTCCTTTAGCCACGACACTATCGCGTAATCTATTGTCTCTATGCTTGAAGCTAACATACCCAATTCTTTTAGAGTATGTTCAGAGCTACCTTCTGGCAGCATCGCAAAGTCAAAGTTATCAGGTAGCATCAAATAAGCCCTTTCTTGCCCTGCGGCATCTTGCAGATATTTCAAAACCATGTTCAACTTGACCAAATAGTTTTTTCTTCTCTTGTAGTTTAACTATCTCGTAATAATGTTCTCCGTACAAAACAAAGTCACCTTCGCGAACATATAAGTCTTGATCTTCTTCTAATCTGCGTCTGTGGAAGTGTACATTTATCTCCCATGTCTTGTCAATGCCGGCACTTTCCATATATTCGGTGGAATAATCAGTAAATTCTACCATTGCATATACTCTAACTGGTGGGAGGTAGGTTTTATTTATTGCCTCTCCGTATAGGTCATGAAAATTGGTTGTTTCCATATCTATCGGATAATAAAGCAATTGCTGGCCGATGACCTTCTCAATAAGTTCATCATTGACTTGTTTTACTAGATCTCGCTCTTTCTTACCTAGGAATAATGGGGGCGGCGGTGCTTCTGGTTTTTTCCAATTGTTTGCCATGGCTTATTATCCCACAAATATCGGCAGTGGTGCTCGTCTCAAGGTTTCTTCTACTGCGGTCACCTTTTCTGAATCTGTTTTCGCGAGGGCCACATATTCCATTTCTTTAAGCATCTCTGTTAGTTTGTCTCTCAAATTCGCTTGCTCTTCTTTTGCTTGAGCCAGGAGATCTGAGTGATTCAAGGTGACACTCTCTCCTGGAATTGGGATCGTTGTGAATTTACCTCTGATTTGGCCTAGCATCTCTTTACACAGAGCTAACGCAAATTTTCTAATCCATTGCTTACCAATTGCATTAATATTCTTATATGGTAAATTGCCAATTGGTAAAGTATTCATGTTATTGACGCCATTCACACCGGTGTCATAATTATCGTCTGAGTCCCACGCATTTCCATTAATATAGAAATTAAACCACATGCGATCTGCTTGATTCATCCCCCAATCACTTGGCGTTGGGTACAACCTAACACGATTATTAATTATTTCATAAGAATACATCGATGTTCTTGTATAAATGCTATCTTCATACATAATGGCCTGAAGCTTATTCTGCCACGTGGGAACTAGTTCAAATGTGGAGTCATCCGCAAATTGTCCGTATGTCGACATATTTCCTACAACTCCAATTCCTCCATAATAGCCGTAAAATCGCCACATGGCACGTGGTGACTTGAAAAACACCTTGTTAATCACTATTCTCTGGTCGTCATTGACTTTATCCTCGAAATCAACTTTATTACCACCATCATCTAGGCCGGTTTTTGATGCTGCTTGAATTATTTCCTGAAGATCATAGTCTTGCTGGTTATGGACTATAGCGAATGAACCAGAATACTGTCTAACTGTACCACCTTGGCCGGTTGATGAAATAAGTCCATCCCCCACCTTCTTGGAGTATTCGAACTTAAATCTTGGATATTTAAGTTCTACGCTGAAGTCTCCTAAGCTCGATGAGAAATCGCTCTCCTTCATATTGCCGTAGTGGTCAAAAGTGCCTGTGGTGTTACCTAGGGCGTCTGAAAGCATGTTTTTGCTTTGGTGCAGATTGACGATGTATGAATACTCTAGAACAGCTTCTTCGTACGCCGCATATACATTTGCAGGCGTCAGTTCGATATCAACAACGTCGCCGCCTAGTTTTTTATATACATATGCAACCTGTAGGGCGGCGCCAGTCAAGAAATCTACTGATCCCGTATACATTCCAAACGGCAATGAGCCTGAAACTGCTGCTGCACTTCCTGTTGAAGTTAGTGTAATAGCACTATTCTTAGACTTTGGGCTGAGGTTAGTAGGCACGCATGTTCCCTCCTAGGAATAAATAGTAAAGACGCTTACAAAACTCGAATCAATCAGCATAAACGTTTATTTTATGCGTTTCGTGAAATTGTTTTGGATTTTGTGGTGCTTCTGCGTGTCTTCTTCTTGGGCGCCTTGGCTTTTTTAGTGATTGGCGCTTTAGCTGCTTTCTCCGGAGCCGGTGCTGATTCTGCCGCGGCAAGTGTAGCAGTTACAGCGGCAGTGTCTGTGACAGCCGTTGGTGCTGCCTTGATCACTGGGATATCAATCTCCGGTGGTGGTGTTACTACAGTCGATTCAGTGACTGGAGCGGCGGTTGTTATTGCATCCTCGGTTTTCATGACGTATTTCATGCGGGGGTGGTTACTGTACTTAGCGCTGAATTTCTTCTTTGATGAGAGCATTCTTCTTTTCTTTCCCATGTGGAACTCCTTGTGTTTTGTCCATTAATAAGTAGTTTTAAAATAACAAAACGAAAATCTCAAAAATTGGAGGCGAAAAAAATTTAGGAGATCGACATTTTCAAAAAAATCCCCCCAACCCAAAAGGGAAGGGGGGAAAACATAAGTTTATATTTTAACTGTATTAAATTTTAGCTATCGCTAAAAACAATACCATTAGTTTTAGCAGTGGACATACCGCTGACAAGCCACACAGTGCCATCCGAGACAAGATCGATGTAGTCACCTGCCAAAACGGCAGTTCCAAAAGTAGCTACAATATTGCTGCTACCATTAGCCGCGTTTCCGTGGTTAGAGTCCAATGAAACCGCTCCCCCGGCCATGTAATCCCCGGCCACTGCAGTTACCGTGCAAACGGCTGTAGAATAATCTGCCGTTTGAATGATCTTAAATGACATCCCAGCAGTGGCTGCAGGAAGGGTGATATCCACCCCGTTTTGTCCCATCAGAATAACTTTGCCGCTATCCGATGTAGTTAATGTTGTATCCGAAGTTACGGATTTAGTCGCCACCTTGACGTGGAATAACTCGTTTTGATTTTCGTTAATCAGGCTACGAATTCGTGCCCAACCTACTCTTTTGGTTCCCATAATATATTTCTCCTTATATGAATATTAATTAGGTCAATTAACGAAGGGATTTCTCCCCTCGCCTATAAGTAGTCCTCCCCAAAATGAAAGCGTATGATAAATGAAAGCCCCCGTTTTTTAACGGGGGCTTTGCATTATAGTAGGTTACTAAGCTATTGTTTAGCCAGTAGCACCGGCTTCACCAAGTAGTCCGCGGACAATAACGAGGCCGTAAAGGTCAGGACGCACCATCTTCTTGGCATAACGCGTCATGACTCCCTTACGGGGCACGAAGTCTTCAGGTCCGAAGATTGTGGGCGTAGTTTGTAGCGGCACATAGGGTGCATATACATAACCAGATTCAAGGAAACTTGAACCTCTACGACCAACAAGGATCACGTTGCGAAGGAAGTACGGATCAACAATG